AGCAAAATGCAACTACAAGAACTTAAACAACGATTAGCAGCCGAAGCGAAGGCGGCGGGTATTTGTTCGGAGTGGTATGACTTCATATTAAAGGCTTCTTCCAAAGAACGCCTTATAACCCTTTTCGTCAAGGGTCAGGACTTCTGCTCCGAAAATAACTACCCTTCGCCGGAACTTCGCGCCGAGTTCGCCGACATACGCGCCCGCTTCGGTGTGTTTTGCACCGACGACCTAATAGCGGCGAAAAGTCCAAGAAGTGTTATAGCCTTCGACAACGCCGCCGGGACGGTGGAATACGGTAACTTTGATGCCGGCCAAGTGTGGGCGCGTGACAACAGCGAGATAACCATCACGGCAAGAAATAACGCCTTTGTCGTCGTCAGCATAGACGGCGCGGCAAAGGTCAACGTAACAGCAAGCGACAACGCACGGGTAAGCGTCATCCTTCACGGCGGAGAGTGCCAAACCCAGGCCACGGAGCAAGCGAGAATAAAAACAACCGATAAACGCAAGTAACATGGCATTAGAGCAAAACCTTATACTTAACCTTCCCTTCGACGAAGTGGACGGTTCAACCGTAGCCTATGACTTCGCCGCCAACCGCCACGACGCGGAAATAGTGGGCTGTCCCTTTGTCGTAGGCAAACAGGGCAACTGCCTACGCTTCCCCGGCGAAGGCTACGCCGAAGTTCCGGCTAACGTCATACCCTTAACCGGGAACTTCACTATTTTAGCGTGGGTCAAGGCGAACAAATACGCCGACGGAGTTACAGGAAAGCGAATCGGGCTTTTTTGTAATACCGCGCTATTGGAGGGAAGCCGCGAAATTTGGATAGACGTAAACCCCGATAGTTGGGGCTTCCTTACCATAAAGAAGGCCGGGAACACCGTAACCCTTTACTTAGACACGCAGCGCGTTAGCAGTGTTACGCTACCCGCCGCGCTTACAGGAATAGCCATTATTCAAGATGTCTATGGAACGGAATACGGCTATGCCGATTTAGACGAAGTGAAGGTTTACAACGTAGCCCTATCCGACGACGATATAGCCGGAAGCCTTAACAGCGTTTCGCAACTTGAATACTACCTTAACGGCGTAAACTTCCGCGAAATGGGTATAAGGGTAGAGAGTTCCAACGGCGTAACCGACCTTCCGAAGTTGAAGCAGGCCGCCTCGGTTGATTGGCCCGACTACCACGGCAAAGTAGTAGACCTCGCAAACAAGCGTTACGAGGAACGCGAAATAACGCTTAATTGTTGGTTGAAGGCTTCGGGTAAAATTGACTTCGTGGAGAGGGTAAACCGACTTTTCGATATTCTACGCGAGGACGGGACGGCGCGGCTTATGATAAGCATCCACCCGACGAAGCCACTACTTTACGAAGTCTACGCCCCGGACGGCATAGCCTTTAACAAGCGTTGGCACGACGACAAGATGATAGGCACTTTCAGCCTAAAATTAAAAGAACCCGACCCCGTGAAACGTGTAGTTCGCCACCAACGAATAAACGACGCAAGCCGCGAAGTACGCATCGCCCTCAAGACCGACAAAGTTGTTAACGTCTATTGGGGCGACGGCACCGTAACCAAAGACGTTTACGGCGACTTCACAGGCGCGAAGGCGTTGAAGCATACCTACGCCGAAAACGGCGTTTACTACGTCGTAATTGCCGGGGTTATTGAGGAAATAACCGACTTTTCCACCAACGGCATCATCGTATGGAACAGATTATAATTACCCATTCCGACGGAAGCGAAACCCCGCTTTTCAGCCGTAAGAACGTCAGCGGAATCAGTAAGGCGACCCAAAAAACCGCCTTACTTTCCGACGACGTTGTTACCGTTACCGTTTCGTCAGCCGTACCCCTTCCCGTCGATATTGGCGACCGCATAAAAGTCTACGGGCGTACCTATACGGCTAACCAATTACCCGAACCGGGTAAGAACGGACTACGCCGCTACGAATACGACATAACCTTTGAGGGGTTGCAGTACGGACTTATAGACGCGCAATATAAGTTACCGCCGGACGCTTACGGCGATACCTATTACAGCGACCTATATGGGCATTTGCGCGTATTGGTGTGGAACGCCAACCGCGTACAGCCTAATAAGTGGCGTTTAGGGAGCTGCCCGGCGGAAGGGACGACCGACTACAAGAACCTAACCACGTCGAGCCGTAACTGCCTACAAGTGCTTCAAGACATTTGTAGCGAATGGAACGTAGAATTTGAGATAACACCCGGCAACGGCTTCAACACGATTAACATCAAGGAGAAGGCGGGCGTTACCCACGCCTTTACGCTTCGTTACGGACGTGGCAAAGGCTTGTATAGCCTTAAACGTACCAACGTGAACAACGCCGGACTAACTACCCGCCTTTTCGTTTACGGCGGACAGGATAACCTCGGACAAAACTACGGCCATACCCGGCTATGCCTTCCCAACACCGACCGCCTTACTTCCTTCTTAGAGGACGCGAAGGCAATAGCCCAATACGGCGTAAAGGAAAACGAAAAAGTTTACGACATCAAGCCGGAGCGCGTCGGCGAGGTTACAGCGATAGGCCCGGACGAAATAACCTTTTCCGACACCACCGCCGGGGATAACGCTATGTTCGACTTGAACGCCAAGAAGCCGGACGGAAGTACCCGTTATCTATTGGACGGAGTGGCAGCAAAAATCAAGTTCCAAACCGGGCAGTTAGCGGGCTACGAATTTGATGTACACAAGTACGACCACGCTACCCGTACCTTCATACTTAACCGCTTCACGGACGAAAACGGTATGGTATTCCCTTCCGCCACGTCCGGCGCGTTCCAAATTTCCAAGGGCGACAAGTATATAATTACCGAGATACAACTGCCCGAAAGTTATATTACCGCCGCCGAAAACAAGTTAGCGGAAGCCGCAAAGAAGGACTTCCCGGCTATGACACAGCCCCAAGTAAGTTATAAACTTACCCTTTCCGAAGACTTCCTTATAAAGACCTTCGGGCAAGAGGTGGAAGCCGAAATTTTCCACGTTGGCGACTACATTAACGTCGAGGACGAAGAATTAGGCATTAACAAGGCTGTCCGCATAGTAAGGATAGAACGTAACCTATTGAAGCGGCATACCTACGAACTAACCCTGAGCGACACCGTTACGAAGTCTACTACCGTCCGCGTATTGAACGAGATAGAAGACATTAACGACGTGATAAACATCAACAAGTTAGCCGACCCCACAAGGGCGCGGCGACGTTGGATGGCTACGCAAGAGTTGTTAAACATGGTATTCGACCCGGAAGGCGACTATTACAGCGAGAAAATAAAGCCCCTTTCCATTGAAACGCAGATGTTAAGCGTTGGCGCGAAGTCTACGCAGTTCACGCTGTTAAACGCAACCTTCCAACCGAACTACAACAAGGATCCAAACGCGCTATACATTTCCGGCGGACGGTTGGCCCATTACGCCATAGAAGAAAATATTAGGCAGTGGGTACTGACTACGGCGACCTATACCAACCTTAAACCCGCGACAGCCTATTATATTTACGCCCGTTGTTCCACAACAGCGGGGAACGGTACTATTATCCTTTCCGAAAGTGCCATAACCGTAGAACAGGAAGCCGGGTATTATAACTTCCTCGTCGGAGTGCTTAACAGCGTCGTAACCGACGCGGGCGGCAAGAACCCCGGCCGATTGGTAAGCCTTACTTACGGCAGTTCCACAATAAACGGGCGTTTCCTTCGTACCGGGCGAATTGAGAGCAGCGGCGGCGGTAAGTGCTACTTCGATTTGGATAACGACGAAATAGGCGGCGTTATTCGCTTCGTAGGCAGCGACGGCAACTATTACGACATTGCCGACGTACAGGAAAAGACCGACGAACTGAAGGACTATATAAACAACACCCTTCCGGGGGTATTGGGCGAACTTCAAGCGCAGTTAGACGGCGTGATAGAACAATGGTTTTATCAGTCCGACCCGTCGGACACCACCGAACCTACAAAGGATTGGATAGCCGCCGGAACAAAGGAGCAAGACAACCACCTCGGCGACCTATACTATAACACGGAAACGGGCAAGGTTTGGCGATACATCAAAACTACCGAAGCAAGCGGCACCGGGAAGCCCCGCGATGTTTACAAGTGGCAAGAACTTGAAGACACGGAATTAGCCCAAGCGTTAGCGTTGGCACAGGACGCACTCGACGCAGCCAACGACAAGGCTAAAATATTCGTATCTACCCCTTACACGCCTTACCACGTTGGCGACCTTTGGGTACAAGGCAACACGGGCGACATCCTACGATGCAAACGTGAGCGACTAACCGGGGCTTATAATTCCGGCGATTGGGAGAAGGCGAGCAAGTACACCGACGACAGCGGGCTAACGAACTTCATAAATAATAATTTTCTTCCAACCGTCAGCGATATAAACGACCAAATAGACGGAAAGATAGAGAGCTGGTTCCAGACAACCGACCCGGCTACGGCGTGGACGACAACAGCGGAGAAGTTAAAGCACGTTGGCGACTATTGGTATAATACCTCTACCAAGGAATTAAAGTATTATAGGCGTATTGCCGTTTCAACAAGTACAAGCCTCGGCACGGTATATGTCTATTCGTGGGCGAAAATAGAAGACCAAAAGGCAATAGACGCATACGAAGCCGCAAGCAAAGCACAGGACACCGCAGACCGCAAGCGGCAAGTATTCGTAGCACAGCCTTACGGCCCTTACGACGTGGGCGACCTTTGGCTACGCTCGTGGACGGATAGCACAGGAGTAGCCCGGAAAGACCTCTACCGTTGTGTTACCGCCCGCGCTTCCGGCTTTAACGTGAACGATTGGGCGGAAGCCACCTTTTACGACAACACTCAAGTAACCATCGACCGGGGTATAATTACCGCCGGAACGGTGCAACTTGCTAATAAAAATTCCCAAAGTATTGTAGCCGGAATAACAGGCGGCGAGAACGAAGCAGCCAACGAAACCGAGGCCCGAAAGGTTAGAATTTGGGCCGGTGCAAGTAAGGCTAATCGCTTTACTGCCCCCTTCCGCGTTCTTCAAGACGGCTCCTTTGTCGCAACGAAAGGAACGATAACGGGAACAATTAACGCCAAGTCCGGCACTATTGGTAATAAACTTCTTGTTAGCGGTGAGGGTATAAGTTACGGCGATGTTTCGACGTGGGATTATAGTACAGGCGAGAAAATGCTGTTAAGTCCCCAAGCCATACGCATACAAACCCAAGACACAACGGTAGGAAACAGTAACAACCACCCGTTTGGGCGTGTGGCGTTGGGTAAGGGAGCAAATTCTCAGTCGTCATACGATTTCGGAACGATTGCGCATATTTACAAATACGATGTTCTTAACTCTTACAGCAGCGCACTACAACCGGCCGTGTTGATAGAATCATACACGCAACAAGGCCCCGGAGTAGCATTAAAAACCAACGGTTCAATAGTGGCCCGTGGCGGAATTGTCGAAATGGGTAATTATATTGCTACCGACTCTTCCGTTATGAGTGTAATAAATCTATACCCCTTTAACGGTTCAATATTCATAATTAATAATAAAACGGCTAACAAGCCCGCTTATTTACCTTCCGTTCAAACATTACGCTACATATTTGGAATAAACATATGGCAAGCGTTTACGTTCAGAATGGTTGTGATTTCGATGCGGGGTAATTCCAACTTCATACTCCAAAAGCCAACAGACGCCACAGTATATAACGGAAATTCGGCAATTGAAAAGTTAACAATAGGGGGTAATACCCAGTACGAATTACTATTTATTACCGATGGCTCTACCGCATATTGGAAGATTAAAAATATTTCATAGCAGCTACAACCTGGAGGAAGGCGAAAAACACGGCTTCGCCTTCTTCCGGGGATAATTTGGCGGTATAATCACGGACAAAACCGCTAAAACACTTCACGGAAACTAAGCGACGTATTAAATTGATACGATTATAAAGTAAATTTGCAGCAACTTAAAACGATACGATATGGTAAACAGGAACGGCGACCAAGTAAGCGTGCAAGTTTCGGTAATTGGCCCGGTCAACTTCGACGGCGGCAGCTTCCGAAAAGATACCCCCTTTTGCGTCAAGAACGACGGAGAAGCGGCGGTAGTGCTTGAAGTAAACCTTTGGGGAATGCCCGAAGGCGAATTTATTGCCACACGCTTTGAAACAGGGTGGAACCCCGAAATAGTCCGCGAGATAAAATCAACAAGTCAAAAAACCGCCCTTCTTTGGGG